CCTGCACAAAAAACACGGGTTTTACCTTCAGCAATTTTATCAAGGGAGCGACGTTCCATTTTAAGAGTATCAGTCCAATACACGCCAGTTTGAATTTGAGCTTGGGAATTAACAATTAAGTTTTCAACATCTTCTTTAATAAGTTTAGCAAGGGGAGTATTAAGGGTCCAATCATCATTGCCAAAAGCTTCACGTTTACCATGCAAATTAGAAAAATTTTTAGTGTAAGGAAAACCACAAGAGGTGGAGCGATTTAATGGAGCCAAAAATTCATCATCTTCTACACCCATGATAGCTTCATCGTAGTTTAAAACACGTGCATACTTGTGACGAGGTAAGTTCAAAGGATTCAAATTAAGATTATTATTAACATCATAAACAGCAATTTTAATAAGTTTTTCATCAATCAAAGGGGTATATTTTCCAAATTTCTTTAAGCCAATAAACATAGGATCAATTCCGTTAGAAGCAAACAATTTTGTAGGAGCAGTTTTGGGTTCACCATTAATTTCACCATGGAGTCGGGAGGGAATGATTTTAGTCACACTTGAACCAACAATTTTCATATCTTCAGGAATGAGTCCTTCAACAATTAAACCTTCTTGGGTGGGAACAGAACCACTAATTTCACCTTCTATGGGAGCAATAATAATAGGAATTTCATAACTAGCTTGAAAACGGAGATCAAATTCTTTAATAGTTTCTCTAATAGTTTCTTGAGTGAGTGTTTGACTTAAACCTTGACTGGGGGAACCTGCGGAATGGATACCAATAATTTTACGAGCACAACGAGTGTTTTGAATAATAACAGGGGAACCACAATCACCATTTGTTGTTAAACCATCATAAACCCAAAATTCTCTAAATGAGATGGATTCTGTACTATCAGGAGTGGTGACAATTAATGAACGATCCAAATAACTAGACAAATTTCGACAATATTTATATGAGACAATGGGAACATGAATATTAGTTTTACCAGGAGCAATACCAAGAGCACGGCCAGTTAAATCACTATTGTAGGTGGGCAAAATAGCATCATAATTATTTCCATTTAAATTATTTAATTCATCTTTAGTAATAAAAAGCTTGGTTATATCAGGATGAATGTGACATTTAGTAATTTTAGGGTCAAGAGGAACCATCACACAATCTAATTCAGCAACAGTTTTATCAGACAATTCTTTATTGACAGGAGTGAAATTATCTAGCAAATATCCTACAGTGAATTCAATGAGTTTACTTCCAGAAGCATTCGACAAATACAAAACAGTTTCACGGGAAATGGTATTTCTACGAATAAAGGTTCGAATCATATAAATATAATGTTTATTACACATCATCACATGTCCTTTTAAGAACAAAACATTACCAAGAATACTTTTATCAGAATGCATAACATATTGATTATAATTAACCACACGATTACAAATTTGGATACATGAGGGATCAGCAACACCTTGATTTTCAAAATCTTCATTAATTTCTTGATTGTCATTATTATAACTAAATTCAGATTCAAAAGTTTGAGTTTTTCTACGATTAATAGTTACATCACCAGAGGAGGAAGCAGTTTCAAAGGTTTGATTTTTCATTTTATTAATTTGATTATCTCCAGAAGAAGACGAAGCCTCGAAAATTTGAGTTTTCATTTTGTTAATTTGATTATCTCCTGAAGCAGATGAAGCTTCAAAAGTTTGAGTTTTCATTTTATTAATTTGATTATCTCCTGAAGCAG